GAGAAATTGAATTACATGACATCACAGCAGTATCAGATGAATCTATTCGAGGAATCGGAAGTGTGGACATTATCTGTGGAGGATTTCCGTGCCAAGCTTTCTCGATTGCAGGAAACAGACGAGGTTTTGAAGATACACGAGGAACTTTGTTCTTTGAAATTGCTAGGTTCGCATCTATTCTCAGACCTAAATATCTATTCCTTGAGAACGTCAGAGGACTCCTCGACCATGACGGAGGGGCTACATTTGAAACCATCATCCGAACCTTGGACGAATTGGGGTATGATGTGGAATGGCAAGTGCTTAATAGCAAGAATTTTGGAGTCCCCCAAAATCGGGAACGTGTGTTCATTATCGGACATCTTAGAGGAGGAGGTGGACGAAAAGTATTTCCTATCAGCGGAGAAAGTCAGTCAACTAGTAGCCAATCAGTCGTAAAAATAGGGAACGTTAACCCATCTGGCAACGGAATGAATGGGGAAGTCTATCAAGCTGATGGCCTAGCTCCTACTCTCGCAACGAATAAGGAAGAGGGTGTAAAAATCATTCAAAGATCACACGGATATAATCACGGTGGAGAACATGACATCGCTCCTACCATAACGAGTAATAGTTATCAAGAAAATAACCTGGTCAAAATTGTAGACTTTTACAACAAAATCATAAAAGATGAGGTTGGAACATTAACATCATCTGGTGGAGGTAGCACTGTTCGAGCTGGTAGTTTTGGAGTAACCGATGGCTATCGTATTCGCAAGCTAACACCTCGCGAGTGTTGGAAATTACAAGGTTTTCCTGATTGGGCTTTTGACAAAGCGCAAGAGGTCAACTCTAACAGTCAATTATACAAGCAAGCAGGCAATAGCGTGACGGTTAATGTTATTGCTGCAATAGCAAAGGAGCTACAATGAAAAATCTGACATTATCGTTGGACATTTCAACTACTGCGACAGGATGGGCCGTATTTCACGGCTCTGACCTTGTCCACAGTGGTGTCTTAAAGCATAAAAGCAAATCGTTCTTTGAACGTGGTCGATTCATGGCTAGTGAATTGCGAGCTATTCAATCGAGAGCGCTCCAGAAGTACGACTGCCATTTTGAGTCAATCGTGGTCGAGAAGAACTCGGTCATGGGGCCAAATCAGCAGTCCATGATCAGCATTGGAATTGTGACAGGTATCATTCTTGGTCGACTGGTTGCTGACAATGTGTACTTTGTGAACGTGTCGACCTGGCGCAAGTACTGGAAATTTAGCTATAAGGACCGAAGTAAAAAATCAATGAAGCTGCAGGCTATTGCTAAAGTGTCCGATGAATTTAACATAAACGTCAAAGATGATGAAGCTGACGCTATCCTGATTGGTTCATATTTTGTAAACCATGGGCAAGAATTTGGAGAGCTGGAAAGCCATAAGATAAGTTAAGGAGTTAGAAGATGAATAAACAGGAATTGATTGATTATTGTAACGACTTAAAAGAAAGTAAAAGTAGATTTATCAATTGTATTGATGTAGATAGAATCATCGACACAATCAAACAACTAGACGAACCAGAAAAAGTCAAAGTTCCGCAGTTTGTGGCGGATTGGATTAAGGAGTGTAAGGAAAAAGGAGATTTATCTTTAGGTGGTGCTATTCAACTGCCATGCCCTGAAATGTATGAATGGCTAATGGATTGGAAAAAACAAGAACTCTTCGCTCGTGCATGGCTTGACGGCTACGAGGTCGAAAAAGAGAAGCGGTATTTGGTGAAGATTAGAGCGACAAAACACTACATTGCTAAAGATGGAACTGGGAAAATATTTTTTTCTTTAGCATACAAAGAAAGTTTTACAAAAAAAGAACTAGAAGAAGCAAACTTCGGCTGGGTATTCGATTGCCCAGGGATTGAGATTGAGGAGCTAGAGTGATGAAAATTGCAAAGTATACACACAAGGCTTTTGACGGGGTTAAAACCATAAAAGGCTGGGTTTTAGAAAATAATTATGGTGAAAAGGAATTTGTTTATTACAACGGAACGGAATTATGCGTCCACCCTGCCAGCGATTGGGAGGGCGAGTTAAAGGAGGTGGAGTGATGGAAGACAGTGTTTGGTTAGAATGGATTGCCGAGGTTATGGCAACTAAGCCTGTTGGCAATGAATTGCTAGAAAGCCAACGTGGTCAAGAAGTGGTTGATTTGCTATTAGATTTAGAAAGAAATGATTTTAATTGGCATAGAGGAGACGCAGATGTTTTTTGGATAGATGCCCAGATGTGTATCAAGTACAAACTTTCCAATGCAGAGATTAAATTTTTAGCTAAACAACAACCAGGCGTTGTGAATTATAAGAAACATGCAAAAGAAAGAAATGCTTATTCAGAGATGATGAGAGGATTGGAGAAATTAAAAGAACTTAACTTTCCAGAAATCTACAATCATTCCCTTTCTCCTGACGATGAAAAGAGGAGATTTGAAGAAGAAATGGCGGTTGAACAAAACTATGTATCGCCTTATCAAAAACTGGATGAAATTCAAAAACGATTTTATGAAAATCAATTTTTATTTGGCAAAAAAGTGATGGAAGCTGCAATGAAAATTGTATCAAGTGAAAAGAAAATAGGTGTTGATAATTTCTTCAACATTGGAAGTCATCGAATTAAATTCACTATTGAGGAGGTCACAGATTGAAACGATTCATAGCTATCTGGATTCTGATATCTGCTGGATTGAATATCTGGCAGATGGACAGGATTCGAGATTTGGAAGAGAAGAAGCCGATGGTTATTTATAAGGCGGATAACGCAGGCACTGAAGTATTCGGTAAGGTCGTCGAGAAAGGACGACACGGTAAGTTATACACGCTTACAATACGTGATTATGGAGTGTTCGTGGTTACGAAGGACGTGTACGAAAAAGTGAAAGTTGGGGATGAGGTGATGTTATGACGTTCGTTGAGCATAATAACCGCGAGAAAGCCAATAAATTTGCTGAGTATGTGACAGGGAAGCCGTTGCGTGAATACTTGGCTAAAAAAGTGAAGCAGTATTGCGGTGAAGATATATCTGTCTTTGATGGTGCAGCAGGCTCTGGGCAGTTGGAGCAGTTTATTAGTATGACTGATTTTCATGCGGTAGAAATTCAGCAGGAAAGTTGTGAAGCATTGAAGATAAATTTTCCTCATGCAATCGTATATAATCAGAGTTTCTTTACATACCAGTCAGATATACAAGTGGATGCAATTGCAATGAATCCACCTTATTCTTTGAAATTGAAAGATTTACCAGAAGAAGACAAAGAGGCTATTAAAGAATTGTTCCCGTGGAAAAAGTCAGGTGTTGTTGATGATATTTTTCTGTTGAAGTCGATGACTTACACGAAACGATACGGATTTTATATCATGTTCCCTGGTATTGCTTACCGTCAATCTGAGAAGAAAATGAGAGAGCTGGTAGGGAATAACCTTGTTGAATTGAATGAGATTCAAAATGGATTTGAAGATACATCTATCAACGTGATTTTCTTAGTCATTGACAAAGAAAAAAATAGTCCTGAAATTTCAAAAGAGATTTATGATTGCAAGACCAAAAAGATTGAATACCAAGAATCTGATATATTAAATTCAGATTTCAACTGGGTAATACCTAAAAAACCAGTTGAGAAAGAAGAAATAGACATTGACCAAGTTAATGCAGAACTGGACCAAATGGCAATTGATCATCTTGAAAAACATTTAGCTAGTCAATTGATTTTGATTCAGTTTTTCAATGCAGATATTGATTTAAAATCTTTCATAACGAGATGCCACAAGGTCTTAGATGATTATTTATTGGCTTATAATTTTGCAGTAGGATTAGAATGAAACCAGATAAGATAACAACGCACAGGTTGCTAGAAGTTTGCGAGCTTATTCCAGGTACTAGAACGAAAGTAACGGATGGGCCGTATTTTATCTATGGCGCTGGTATGAAAGCAAAAGGCACGACAGATAAATTCAACTGTGGGAGCAACACAATCCGCTTGACTCGTAAGGGTACTGTTGGTGCAGTTTATTTCCATCGAGATCCATTTTGGATAGATGGAGATAGCCTCAGAGTTGAGCCGAAAGAAATGATAGATAAGCGATATTTATTTCACTGGCTGTTGATGAAGCGTGAAGAAATAGAGCGATGCGCAGACGGAGACAATCAACCAGGTTTATCAGTAGCTAGATTGTCAAAGATAAAGATTGATGTCCCTGATATGGAATATCAGTTGAAGGTTGTTAAGTTATTGGACGGAATGAGTGCAGATTTGGAATTTTTTATAGAAAATATCACACAAACAAAAATGAACCAAAGCAAAGTTTTGAGTTACTACAGCGAGAAAATTGGAACAGCTTTAGAAAGAGAAACAAATGAACAATAAGTTAGATTGTGAAGATTGTGGGCAGTTTTTCTTTTCGAAAGACAAGTTAGATTATGATTGTGTATTCCAAAATGGCATTTGTAGTGAATGCTTAGTAAAGAGAGTAGAAAGGGGAATTGAATGGTAGTTGACGATAAATGGAATGACGATTGGGCTTTGTATTCTGGAGATAAGTTTGTCACAATGGGAACATTGTATGAGATAAGCGAATATACTGGTACTAGCTTAGACGCATTAAAGCAGTATTCAAGAAAATATCACCAAACGCATTTTCCGAATAGAAAAGCTTTGATAAGAATAGAAAATGAGGAGTTAACATGACAGACAACATAAACAAACCAAGCCACTACCAAGGTCGGTATGGTATGGAATCTATCGATGCTTTAAGAAACTTCATGACACCAGAACAGCTGAAAGGCTTTTATCTTGGAAACGCCTTGAAGTATCAATTGCGATTTCAGAAGAAAAACGGTCTTGAAGATCTGAAGAAAGCCAGAAAGAATCTCGACTGGCTAATCGAGGAGATGGAACATGAGTGAATATGCTAAGACTTTTCCAGAACAAATCAGATTGTGGCGAAAATCAAGAGGTCTAAAGAAAGTTGAGGCTGCTAAAATCTTTGGAGTTACCCCAGAAGCGATTTGTCATTGGGAAAGCGGAAAAGCACAGCCTCAAGACGGAGATATGTTTGTTATTTGCGAGAAATTAAATCTTGACCCTCACATGTTTTTGAGAAAAAAGACAAATCCTTCTGCTGAAATGTTAAAAAGAAAACGATGTGAGGCAGGATTGACTCAAAGCGAATTAGCTGTTAAATTAGGATATCGTAGAGATACGATAGCGAAGTGGGAAGCGGGTAAGAAAATTTCTAAATACGCATTAGAAGATATATGTGACTTTTTTGGATTGGAGGTAGATGATTGGAAAGAACCATTGAAAAAGAACTCAAGAAACTAAAATTCAAAAATGCAAGAATTCAATCTCTTCATTGCGAAATAATCGATCTTAGAAAAGGAATGGTAAAAAGTCAGTCATTTGATAGTATGCCGAAGTCAAAGAGTAACGAGAATAGAACAGAGGAAATGAATATCAAAGCTATTGATCGTATCGATGAAATATATCAGGAGATTGAGCGTGAATATAAAGAACAAGAGGAACTTGTAAGAGCGATTGAGAACCTAAAGGAACCGATTGAGAATCTTGTAATGCGGTTGCTTTATATCGATTGTCTATCATGGTCTGAGATACAGATAAGATTGAATTGCAGTAATGCTACAGTACAACGAGCAAGAGATAGAGCTTTAGATAAAATGTCTAAAATGTTTGATAACAACGATAGTAAATGATAGTTCTAATCTGATAAAATAGTATTATCAGCTGAATGCGGTAAGCTGGATTGATGACTCCTTATATTCTGAGGCTTCGGCCTCTTTGGCGGTGACAGGTAAGTGGTTTCTCTCCTATGTTTCCTTCGGTTCGATTCCGGGCATCGCCATTAATGGCTACGAAAAAATAAAAAAGAAATAAGTAATTTCTAATTAACAAGCAAGGTAGTAGTCGCCTTGCAGTAGGGACGTAGCTAAATTGGTAGAGCGGTAGACTTTTAATCTATTGGTTGCAGGTTCGAGTCCTGTCGTTCTTATGAGAGGTCTTGGAAAGGTCGCACATTGTGTGGCTTTTTATTTTGTCGAAAGGTGGTGATGGAAAATTGAGTGGATTGAGAATAAAACAAAAGAGATTTGCAGATGAGTACATCATCTCAGGTAATGCGACGGAAGCCTATAAGAAAGCAGGTTATCGTGCTTCTAGCGATAGAGTGGCAGGTGTCGAAGGGCATAAATTACTAAAGAATCCTAAGATTAAAAGCTATATAGATGAACGACTGAAACAACTTGATTCTGAGAAAATCGCAGGCCAGCAAGAAGTCCTTAGTTATCTAACCTCAGTAATGCGAGGGGAGACGCAAGAACAGACTTTGATAAGCATCGGAGAATTGGGTCAAACGATTACGGATATAGATGTTGGAGCAAAAGACAGAATCAAGGCAGCCGAACTATTAGGAAAACGTCATAGACTCTGGACTGACAAGGTAGAGGCTGACGTTTCTGGAACGGTGGTGTTTGCAAATGAGTCAGAAATACCAGATTAAACAGAATGATATTGTTATTGACTTACCTAAGGTAGTAGGCAGTGGATACGGCCAGTTTTGGCGCTCAAGAAGTCTTTATCGTGTAGTCAAAGGGTCCCGTGGTTCGAAGAAGTCCAAGACAACTGCATTGAATTATGTTATCCGTCTTTTAAAATATCCCTGGGCTAACTTGCTTGTTATTCGTAGATATTCGAATACGAACAAGCAATCGACCTATACGGATTTTAAATGGGCGTGTAATGTGTTGGGTGTGACTCATTTATTTAAATTTAACGAGTCCTTACCCGAAATAACTGTAAAAGCAACTGGTCAAAAAATCCTGTTTCGTGGTTTGGATGATGAACTTAAAATCACATCTATCACGGTAGATGTTGGTAGTCTTTGCTGGGCATGGTTCGAGGAAGCTTATCAAATTGAGACTGAAGACAAGTTCAGTACGGTTGTTGAGTCAATCCGTGGTAGCTTAGACGTACCTGATTTCTTTAAACAAATCACAGTCACATTTAACCCGTGGAATGAAAGGCACTGGCTCAAACGTGTCTTCTTTGATGAAGATACGAGACGAGCTGATACATTCGCTATTACTACCACTTATAAATGCAATGAGTGGCTGGATGAGGTAGATATCAAGCGCTATGAGGATTTGTATCATACGAACCCAAGACGTGCGAGAATCGTTTGTGATGGCGAGTGGGGAGTTGCTGAAGGTTTAATCTATGAAAACGTAACTGTCAAGGATTTTGATAAGGATGAACTACTACAAGATCCAGCTTATAAGTTATGTATCGGCCTTGACTTTGGTTTCACTCATGACCCAACTGCTTTGTGTTGTTCGCTCATAAACGATACAACGAAAGAGATTTATGTTTTTGACGAAGCGTATAAAGTCGGATTGATAACTAAAGAAGTTGCAAAGATGATAAAAGACAAAGGTTATCATCGCTCACGAATCATTGCCGATAGCGCTGAATTGCGACTGATTGAGGAACTAAGGTCAGAACACGGTATAACTCGAATTAAAGAGAGTCGTAAAGGTAAGGATAGTATTATGGCAGGCGTGTCCAAGTTACAAGGGTACGCTATTTATGTGCATCCAGACTGTAAAAACATCATGGATGAATTTTATAGTTACTGCTACCAGCGAGATAAAGAAGGCAACTGGTTGAATAAACCAGAAGATAAAAATAACCACTTGATGGATGCGCTACGTTATAGCCTTCAATGTATTGAGGGTGGCAAAGCAACCGTCCGCAGACGTTCTGATTACGGTCTATAGAGAGGAAAGACATGTACCAATATTTAACCTATCCACGAGATGGATATGATGAGGGTTCTTTGAAGAAAGACCTGATTTACAAATTGATAACGAAGCATAGCACTGAAGGCTCACGTTTGAAGAAACTTAAAAGCTACTACTTGGGTGAGCATGCTATCTTAAATCACAAGAGACGAAACGAGAACGCACCCAATTATAAGACGGTAGCCAATCATGCCAAGGATATCGCAGACACGGCTACAGGCTATTTTATGGGTAATCCTATCAAGTACAATAACACTGCTGACGGTGATATCGATGAACTGCTCACAGCTTTTGACGGTGCTGAGATTGACCAAGTAGATGCTCAGAATGCTTTGAACATGGCTATTTATGGTCGTGCTTATGAGTACATCTATGCCAAAGAGGGATTGACTGAGTTGGACTCAACTAGTATTGATCCAGAAAATACCTTCATAGTCTACGATGATAGTATTGAGCGGAAGCCTTTATTCGCGGTCTATTACTATAAAGTTGAAGATGATACGAAAGACACCACCAAGTATCAGGCAGAGGTCTTTACTGAGAATCTGCACTATCACATGGTTCTGCGTGATTCAAGCACAGGAACAACACAGAATGAGGAAGTAGAAGAACATAATCTTGGTCAGATTCCAATCATTGAATACCGAAACAATCATTTTGCTATTGGCGACTACGAGCAACAGATTAGCTTGATTGATGCCTATAATTCTTTAATGGGTAACCGTGTCAATGATAAGGAGCAGGCAGTAGAATCTATCCTTGTTTTGTATGGCACACAGTTAGCAGATACTCCAGAAGATGCCAAGGTAGCTATGAAGATTCTTTCTGAAGAGGGGCTTTTGGAGTTGCCGGGCGATAGTGCAAGGGCTGAGTTCTTGAAGAATACGCTAGACGAAAGTGCTACTGAAATCTTGCGTACGGCACTGAAAGAGGATATCTACACATTCAGCCATGTACCTAACTTGACTGATGAGAACTTCGCAGGGAATACTTCAGGCGTAGCCATGGAATTTAAGCTGATGGGCCTTGAGATGATTACCAAGACCAAGGAAGCGAACTACAAGCGAGGTTTAAGACAGCGTATTGCGATTTTTGCTCATTACTTGGGTATGAAGCAGATTGTATTAGAGTCTCATTCAATCATTCCACAGTTTAGTCGTGGTTTGCCTAAGAACTTATTGGAAATCTCTCAGATTGTGAACAACTTGGAAGGTAAAGTGACCAATAGGCAGCTTATTTCTCTCTTGCCGTTTGTGGAAGACCCTGACGCTGAGCTGGAAGCCTTGGAAGAAGAGAAAAAGAAGAACATGGAAGACATGCCGATGTTCAACCAAGACAACACGAAACCCGAAGATGAGGTAGAGGATGAAGAATCAGGAGTACTGGGCGAAGAGGAAAGCCAATCTGATTTACCAGCAGATGGACAAGGCCGAAAAGCAGGCAGACCAGTTCGATAAGGTCTATCAAGAAGCTAAGACATACTTGGATAAGGAAATCAATAAGATTTTTGATAAGTTCCAACGTGATTATGGTTTAAGTCAGGTAGATGCTAGACAAGTCTTGAAGAACATGAAAGATAAGAAAGACCTGAATGAACTTCGTAAGGTGCTTGAAGCGAGACCGAATGACCCGAATATCCAAAGGCTACTGGCTGACTTAGATAGTCCGGCTTATTCTTTCCGTATGAAGCGCTTAGAGCGTTTGAGCGACGATTTAGACCGTATGCGTGAATCTATCTATCATTCAGAGAAGACAGGCTCAGATGCCTTTTATAGCGACCTGATGAAGGATAGCTACTACAAGGCTACCTTTGACCTGCAACAGCAGACAGGGCTGGCATATGGCTTTTCTGGGCTTCCTGAGAGCGAGATAAAACATCTACAGTCTTTTAGTTGGGTAGGAGATGGAAGCACGTACTCAACAAACATCTGGAAGAATACAGGAAAGCTTACTTCAAGCATAAAAGATGAACTACTCATGAGCCTCATGACAGGTCGAGATACACGAGGAACTGCACAAGCAATTGCTGAGCGGTTCAATGTGGGGCAGAACGATGCAAGGCGTTTGGTTCGGACAGAATCAGCCTTTTTTCATAACCAGATGGAACTACTCAGTTATGAGGAAGCCGATATAGAGAAGTATATATTTGTGGCCGTCTTAGACAAGCGTACATCACGCATTTGCCAAGAACATGACAATCAGGTTTATGATAGGGATAAGGCTGTCCCTGGTGTCAATTGTCCGCCTATGCACCCTTGGTGTAGGTCTACTACCGTAGCGCACGACGATGAAGCAGACTACGACAAGTTGAAGCGTAGGGCAAGGAACCCAGTTACAGGTAAAGTTGAGTACGTGCCTGCCGATATGACTTATAAAGAGTGGTATAGCAAGTATGTTGCGAAAGACGGGGAAAAGGAGTAGAAAATGAAAGTCAAAGAACTTTGTAAAACAATTGATAAAAAATGCTGTATCTCGGTTTGTCACAACGATAAAGATTTAGAAGGAGGTTATCCCGAGGATTTTATTGATTGTGATGTTGAAGTAAAAAGAATTTCAGTGGTAGCTTGCGAAGTTATCCTTATAGAAACTTAAAAGGAAGGGACAAAGCAGATGAAATATCGTAAGAAGCCAGTAGTGATTGAAGCTGTACAGTTTTTAGATACAGAAGAAGCTATAGATGAGCTATGTGATTTTGGATTAGATCCAGTACGGATTGACTACGCTGATTTAAGCAATCCCCTTTTAAAAATCGAAACGCTTGAAGGCTTGATGATTGCGACTGAAGGGGATTATATCATTAAAGGAGTTCAAGGTGAATTTTATCCGTGCAAGCCTGATATTTTTGCAGAAACTTACGAAGAAGTAGAGGAGTAAAGATATGTTTATCTGGGATTGGGTATCAATCGCCTTTGGGTGGTTGGTATTCTTTTGGCTATTTGTTTTAATTGTAGGAACTATTCTTGCGATTTTAACAGGTTTCAGAAATAGAAAGTAGGTGATCCGACATCTTGACTGGCAGGAATAAACCGCTATAAATTACTATAAATTAGTGAATTGAAGAAAGGAATAGAAAAAATGGAAGATTGGCAAAGACGTTTTATCGATGAATACAATGCGCTTAAGGATAAATATACAAAATTACATAAAATGGTTATCAAATACGAAGCTGGTACGCTCAATTTTGAGCCAAAATGCTCAATTGAAGTTTTAAAAAATCAAAAGTGCGCCATGGGTCAGTATTTATACTGGCTCGAAGTTCGATCAGAAATCGAAGGAATCGAATTATAAAACTAACCGTATGGAATCCCGTACGGTTTTTATATTGTCCAAACTGTGCCGATGACGTTAAAAGCTGTACTGTTCCGTCGCCGGACGTAAAGCGAGATTATCGAGTGGCGACGTAATCGCTGGAGGACAATTATGTCAGAAGAAATCAATGCAACTGTATCTACTGAATCAACTGAGACTGTCGACACTCAAGAAAATGTTGATACGGTGCAGGAAGAAAAGCACGAACGAACTTTCACTCGTGCTGAAATCGGTAAGATGCTATCTGCCGAGCGCTCTAAATGGGAAGCTGAGCAAGAAGCCAAGGAAAACGAAGCTAAGAAACTTTCCAAGATGAACGCTGACGAGAAACAGAAATATCAGTTGGATCAGCGTGAGCAAGAATTGGCTGACCGTGAAAAGGCTATTGCTCGCAAGGAATTGACCGCAGAAGCTAAAGCAATGCTAAGTGAACGTGACTTACCTGTTGAGTTAGTGAACGTAGTTGATTTGACAAGCGCAGAGACGGTATCTGAGTCTATTACCTCTATCCAAAAAGCATGGGAAGAGTCAGTTCAGAAGGGAGTCTCTGAACGTATGAAAGGTAGTGCGCCTATCAAAAACGCACAAACAGTCCAGCAAGAAGTCACGGAAAAATGGCGTAAAGACTTCTTGTAATAAAAGAAAAGAGGGAAAATAAATGGCATTTGAAGAATTAAACACAGCAGAATCACGCAAGAAACATCTAGGGATTATTGAGGATGTACTTGCAGTAAATTCATATTCAACACCGCTTGTAACATCAAGCGATGCAGTAACCTTGCAAGGTCGCTCTTTTACAGTAGCAACTGGTAACACAACAGAACTTAAAGACTATAAACGTAACAAAGATAACGAATTTGATCACGTTGAAGTTGAAGAAAAGGTTTATACCCTTGATGAAGAAAAATATTGGGGTCGTTTCGTAGATCAATTGGATGAACGTGACTCTAATGGTCAAGTGAACATCAATTATGTTATTGCACGTCAGGCGGCAGAAGTAGTAGCTCCATATCTTGATGAACTACGTTTTGGTGCAGCACTTGGTAATGTTAGCGACAACGTTACTATGGGCAAAGAAGCAGGAGCGAACAACGCTTACAACGCAATTCTTGATGTTTCTGAGAAACTTGATGAACTTGGAATTACAAAAGAGCGTTTGCTTTTTGTAACACCAAAATTCTACAAAGCGATTAAGTCGGAAATCGTTCGTTTGCCACATGGTGACGCAGATAAGAAAGTCCTTGGAAAAGGATATGTTGGTGAATTAGATGACTACACAGTCTACAAAGTACCTTCTAAGTTCTTGCCAAATGTAAATGCCCTTGCTGCTGCCCCTGGTGTCGTTACATCACCAATCCAAATCGACAATACCAAGTACAATAACAACGTACCTGGCCGTTTTGGTGAATTGGTAGAACAATTGCTCTACACTGGAGCGTATGTACTTGAACACTTCCAAAAGTACATCATCACAATTGCAGACTCTAAGCCTGCTGCTAAAAAATCAGCTCAAGGTAAGACAGTAAACCGTGCTAAAGCATGGAGTACTGGGACAGCCTACAAAGAAGGCGACACGGTAACGCATGAAGACAAAGTTTATGTTGCAATCAAAGAAATCACGAGCTCTACGACTGCACCAGACTCTGACTCAGCTAACTGGAAAGTCAAGAAATAAGGTCTGAGTTATGAAATTTAAAATCAAACGAGATTTCTATGATTGGAAATCAAATGTGAAACGACTGGTAGGGGAGGAACTCGAGATTACTGAGGAGCGTTATGCTGAGTTGGACAACAATTTTGCCAGCAATGGTGTTGCTATCTCAGATGTTCTTGAGGAAATTCTCCCTGAACCTGAGTTTTTAGAAGAGGATTGATATGTCTATAGAGTTGCTGAAAAAATTAACAGGCGAAGAAGACACTCAGCTTCTCATGTTGCTCCAAACGAGGGCTACAAATCTTATCTTGTCAGAGACCAATCGCTCATCTTTGACACCTGTTTTAAGTCTTTTAATCCCTGAGGTTGCTATTGAGCTCCACAACCGCTCAGGAGCGGAAGGAGAGCATTCTAGAACCGAAGGTGGTATAGCAGTAGTCTACGGAGAAAACGGCCTGTCTACAGGTCTTCTACAGCGTATCCGCATGCACAGACTAGCAAGGGTGGCAGGCCATGTTTTTGAAGCAGAGTAGACTGAAACCTTATCCGATGCGACGGTTTGAAAAGACTGTCACAGAGGAAGGTGTCGTAAAAGAAGGATATGCCAAGGAAGCTGAGACAGTCCGCCTTGAATTGTGGCCAGCTAGTAGCAAGTTACAATCTGAGCTGTATGGTGAGCGTGTCAATGATATTTTGAACGCAAATGCCAACAAGTCAGCGACTATCAAAGTGAAAGATGGTGTGTGTATCGATAGCCCGACGGAAGTGACTCACAGAGTTATTTCTAAGAAAGTCTACACACATCATCAAGTCTTGGAGTTAGAGCGTGTCAGAGCTACTAGGGGCAGATAGGCTTATAGCTAAGTTCAGAAAGTTGTCAGATGTTGCGCAACGAGACATTGTTTCAAAGGCGGTTCATCATGCAGCTAAAACCATTGTTCAAGCTGATGCTAAAAGACTTGCACCAGGCAACAATGGAGAACTTAGAAATAGCATCAAGACTAGGGTTAAAATGGACGGAGATAAGGTTATAGGCGAGGTTTACACAAATCTACACTATGCTCCTTATGTTGAGTTTGGAACAGGGCCAAAAGGACAAGCTAGCCATTCGGGTATATCGCCAGAGGTCAGCGTGTCTTATCGGTCTAGCCCGTGGTATGTGCATGAAGACCAGATAGATATAGGACCTTACCACTTCCAAAAGATTGGGGAGTTCTACAAGATGTATGGTCAACCTGCTCAGCCTTATCTTTATCCAGCTTTGAGAGACAATCAAGAGCGTGTGTCTAAGAATATTTCGAATTATGTGCGTAGAAAGATAAGAGAACAAATACAATGATCAATATCAAGCCTGTTATTTATAAAGAATTGCAAAAGGTCGCAGATAATGTGACTGATACTTATCCTAGCGATTGGGAGACTTTCCCAGTCGTTATTTTTTTAGAAGAACAAAACAAGCCAGGAGATTGGTTTGACGACAAGGAACAAAAATCTTCTATCCGCTACAAGGTGGATATCTTTGATGATACCAGCACTAGTGAGTTAGCTGTTAAAATCAATCAGATTTTTGAGTCTTTAGGTTTACGAAGAACAGACTGCCAAGACGTGCCAGACCCGTCACATTTGAGACATAAAGTCATGCGTTTTGAAGGTGTTGTTGACTTACACTCAGAGCTTGTTTTTCAATTTAGAATGGAGAATTAAACATGTTAGCAAATGGAATTACGCTATCTTATGGCGAAGCTAAAGGGACTTATACTAAACTCGTCGGATTGAAAGAAGTACCAGAGTTTGGTATTGAACCTGAAAAAGTAGAGAATACTACTCTTGAAGATAGAGTAAAAATGTATGAGTTCGGTATCGGTGACGCAGGGGAATTGGAATACAAATTCTCTTACAAAAACGATGGCGCAAATGCACCTTATCGTGTATTGCGTAATGCAGCGGACGCCAAGAAAAAACTTTATTTTGAACAAGTTTACCCAGACGGTACTAAGGTCAATTTTGAAGGCCAAGTATCTGTTAAGCTTGGCGGTGGCGGCGTCAATGCCGTTATCGAGTTCACGCTTAAAATTGCATTGCAGTCTGAATTGACATTTGTTGATGGTATTGGAGGTTAATTAGATGGCGTTAAAATACACAACTTGGAAAGTTACTGACGAAAAAGAGTTGAAGCTGCGTTTGACATCTCATCAGGCTGCAACTGTGGAAGAAAAAATCGGCATGAACTTGCTAAAGATTTTCATGCCTGAAGCTGGCGAAGAGTTCACTTTACCGCCTTTGAAAGTTATGTTGTTGTTAGTTCACGGAGCCTTGCAGCAGTATGAACATGGGTATTCCTTTGAGGATGTCTATGATCTATACGATGAATATGTGGATAACGGCGGAGACCAAACAACCTTCATGACAGAGGTTTTAATGCCACTCTTTGAAGTATCGGGTTTTACTCCACGAGGAAGCAAGGCCAAGAAAACTTCCAAGAAGGAAATGACAGTAGTCGAGTAATCTTGACAGTAACGCAGATTATTGAGAGGCTTTATCCTATGTTTTTAGACATCGGGGGTAAGCCTCTTGATTTTTGGGATTTGACGGTGCTTGAAATCAGGGAAATGATAGAAAGCTACAACCGTGTCAAAACCCAAGAGCGTAAAGAAAAGATTATTGACTCTTATAGACTTTCGCAGATGATATCCAACCAAGTTTCCTTATTGTTATCTAAAGATGCCAAGGTCTTTGAGTTCTGGGAATATGCGCCTGAGTTGTTTGTAGAAGAACAACAAGCGGTAGAACAGGAACGACAGAGACAAGCGCTTTTGTTGCATAAGGAACGGATGCGTGAATTTGCAGAAAGACATAATCGAAAAAGAAAGGAGGAAGTGAATGGCAACTCTTGATGAATTGAAAGTCATGATTGACGCTGAGATAGCGCCTTTCAGGAAGAAGATGAAAGAAGTCGAGAATCAGGTCAAAGGGACATTTGACCAAGTGAAAAATGCTACTGCCAAAGTTCGTGAACAGTCGAACTCTATCGGTAGTGCGTTTGGCAAGCTAGCTAAGTTCGCTGGTTTTGCAATCCTTGGTAAGAAATTGCTTGATGTTGGGATGTATTCAGCGCAGACAGCTCTTGAAGTATCAGCGTCTATGAACCAAATCAAGCGACAGATGGGCGAGAGTTCGCAATCTTTCTTAAAATGGGTTAACGATAACGCTAACGCTATGAACATGGGTGTTGGTGAGGCGACCAACTATGGTGCAGTCTACTCGAACCTATTTTCTGGATTCATCAAAGATACTAATAAGCTAAGTGCTTATACTGCTAAGATGTTGCAGACATCGGCAGTTATTGCTGAAGGTTCAGGGCGTAGCATTACAGATGTTATGGAGCGGATTCGCTCAGGTTTACTAGGGAACACCGAAGCAATTGAGGACCTAGGAATCAACGTCAATGTAGCTATGATTGAGTCTACTGAAGCTTTTAAGAAGTTCGCAAACGGGCAGAGCTGGCAACAATTGGACTACCAAACCCAGCAACAAATCCGTCTTATGGCTATCCTGGAACAAGCTACTGCTAAGTATGGAGATACTTTATCCAACTCAGTCAACGGCAGTATCAGCCTGTTTAAGTCTCTGATGAAAGATAGTGCATTGAACTTAGGTAACGCTATGTTACCGATTATCAATGCAATTATGCCTGTCTTGAACTCTTTTGCTATGGTTTTGAAGAATGTAACGGCTAAACTCGCTGAGTTTATTGCTTTGATGTTCAACAAGAAAGCTACGGTAAAAGACGGCGCTGCAGGAGCAATCAGCAATGTCGGAAACGCCATGCAAGACGCTGCAGGAGGTGCAGATGATTTAGGAGACGCAATCGGTGACGCAGGAGACTCAGCAGGAGGACTTGCTGACAACCTCGGAGACTCAGCCAAAAACGCTAAGAAGGCTGCTAAAGAGTTGCTAGGTCTTATGGGATTTGATGAGATTAACATCTTGCAAAAACCAAAAGACGACGATGCAGGCGGTTCTGGCGGTGGAGGCGGCGGAGGTGGTAAAGGTGGTAAAGGAAAGGGCGGCGGTGGCGGACCTTTCAAAGACATCTTGCCAGAAGTCGAATTGACCGACATGGGCAACCAATTCAAGAGCATTTTCGATGGTCTTGGAGATAAGCTAAAAGGGTTGTTTGACCTCTTCAAAAAAGGTTTTGATGCAGCATTTAGACCAGAAGGTTTAGAGCGTATCAAGATTGCTTTAGACCAAATAGCTAAGACACTTGCAGAAATAGCCACTGACCCAAGGGTTGTGAATGCCTTTAACCGAATGGCTGAAAAAATCGCTTATTCTTTAGGGCAAGTGACAGGTTCAATAGCGACTATCGGTTTGGGTATCGGTGTATTTCTTGCTGAAAGCATTGCTAATGGTCTAGGACGTCAAAAACAGCACATCATAAGAGCTATAGTCGCTTCATTCGATAGTATAGGTGAAATATACGAAGCAGTCGGGAACATCGCTCAGGCGCTCTCTAGTGCGTTCTACGATGCGATAACTTCGACAGGTGCTGTACGAATTGGAAGCTCTCTAGTATCTATATTCCTTGGAATTGGTTCGATTGTTAATGAGATTTCCATGAAATTAGGTAGTGATTTAATGCAAGCTCTAGAGCGAGCTATTGTGGATAATGCGCCAGGTTTGTCTAATTCTCTACAAAACTTATTCCAGTCTGTAGCTCCAATATTCGAGAGCGCAGAACAAGCTATCAACAAGATTATAGATACGATTAGCGTATTCTATGAAAATAATATCAGTCCGCTAATAAAAACGGCTGGTGAGGACCTATCTAAGCTCATTGATTTAATTATTAAAGGTTGGGATGAAAACATTCAACCAGTCTTTGATGAATTCGGGAAGAAATTCTCGGAAGTAATCAATAGTAACGTAGGCGAGACTGTCGAGAAAATTGTCGAGCTGAGCGCTAAATTTTTCGAGCTTTCTCAAACATTGAACAGACACTTATATCCAGTCATTATGTTCATAGTTGAGGTATTTTTCAAGATTCTAGGACCAGTATTTAACTTCTTAGCTCAAATATTCATTAACACTTATGATTTTATTACTAAGCTCGTAGGAAATATTGCTGAGCTTTTAACTGGTATCATTGATACCATTGAAGGTCTTTTTTCAGGAGATTTTAGCAAAGTTCAAGAAGGGTTGAGCGAGATTGTTAGTGCTTTGTTTTCTTTCTTAGAAAATGCCTCTCAATTTGTCTATGGCCTTACGTTTACCGCTTTGAGCGCATTATGGGATTTAATCAAGGTACTATTCCAAATCATTTTTGATACGATCGTTGATATTTTCTCTCCGTTCGCAGATTGGTTCTCTGGTGTATTCCAAGGCGCATGGGACGCTATCGTTAATATCTTCACACCAATTGGATCATGGTTCGGAGAACGTTGGGCTGATGTGACTAGTGCTTTGGCTAATATCGGAGCATGGTTTACTGACATGTTCGAAAAAGCATGGACTGGTCTAACCAATATCTTTAGCAAACTAGGTTCTTGGTTTGGCGAGAGATGGAACGATGTCACAAATGCTCTTGCGAATGTATCTTCTTGGTTTGGGAATATGTTTACTAGTGCTTATAATGCAGTTAAGAACGCGTTTAGTTCAATTGGTAGCTTCTTCAGTGGAGTTTGGGATACGGTTAAAAGTATCTTTGTTAACGCTGGTCAAATGGTTGGTAGCGCAGTGGGTGGAGCTTTCAGAAGTGCAGTCAATGCGGTTCTTGGAACTATCGAGAACGTAGTCAATGGTTTTATTGGCATGATTAACGGAGTTTTGGATACTGTCAGAGGTCTTCCAGGATTAGGATGGGTCGGTAGCGTTGGATACGTTAGTCTTCCTCGTCTTGCCCGTGGTGGTATTGTTGATAGTCCGACTGTAGCCATGATTGGTGAAGCTGGTAAAGAAGCAGTCGTACCACTTGAAAATACAGGATTCATCCAAACACTTGGGCGAGTTGTCAGCAGTGCGGTAGTAAATGCCATGGCTGGTGTAAGTCCACAAGGTGGATTTTCTGGCGACGGCGACATCGTTATTCAAATCGGCGGACACGAATTCGGACGTGTGGCTATTCAAGAAATAAATCGAGAACAAGAACGTGCAGGACAAGTCTTGCTTAACATCTAAAGGGAGGTAAAATGGCACGCTTAATTATCAATGGGGTGGCTGTTAAACCTCCTCAAAAATTTCAAGTGGGTATCCAAGACATCGACGGAGAAACGGGTCGCAATGCGAACGGAGACATGATGCGTGACCGTATCACGACTAAACGCAAGCTAGACTGTGAATGGGGTATGCTGACTCAAGATGAAATGAGTCAGCTTTTAAATGCCGTTTCAGCAGTTTTTTTTGAAGTTTCATATCCTGATCCAGTAAGAGGTCAAACAACAGGGACTTTTTATGTCGGTGATAGGACGGCTCCGAGTTATTCATTTACTGAGAAGTTCAAGCCGTGGTCGGGCGCAAAATTTAATTTGGTAGAAAGGTAGGTTAGAACATGGATATATTCAGACGAAAGAAATTTGATGAAGCTATGTTTGCTAAGAACCGTACTCTTGCTATCAGAGTAGGGCAATATCAGTCAAGCGATATTAAAGAGGCTCATTTTGATTATGGCTATATCAAGGGTGACACTTACAAGCCAGGCGGAACCTGCGCTGGTAGTGCTAAAATCACATTCACAAGAATCATCACTACTTTCAATAAATTAGATAAGATTTACCCTGAAATCGGCCTTTTGGTCGACGGAACCTACGAATGGGTCAAAATGGGTGAATATTTCATCAATGATATTGAGATTGACCGCAATCGTAAAACGACCAAGCTTGACCTTATGGATGGAATGTTCAAGCTTAACCGTGAATATGTAACGGACTTGACTTATCCAGCTGAAATCAGGCACGTCATCAAAGAGGTTTGCCTAAAAACAGGTATCACATTAGCAAATGAATACATGGATATTACATCCATGAATTACAGAATTGAGCAGATTCCCAAAAATAAAAAAATGACATTCAGAGATGTTTTGAGCCTTGCTTCTCAAATGCTCGGGATGTCTTGTTTTTTCAATCGAGAGGGTAAACTCGAAATCAAGGAATTGACTGACTCAGGTATCACAATTACAGCAGATAGCTACTTTATGCACGGATTGACCAAGAGTGAAATTGAGTATCAGATTGCTGGGATAAGTTGTAAGAAAGACAAAGAAACTCTTACAGTCGGCATGCGTACTGGTCGTTCATTGGAACTGGATAATCTGTTCATGTCTCAAACGGTTTTAGATAACCTTTACCACAAGATTAAGAATATTCGCTATTACCCTTTCAATTTGAATTATCAAGGCCATCTCTTGCTTAACGTGGGTGAATGGGTGACCATCAAGACAAACACTGGCGAAACCTTCAAATCGCCTGTATTGAGTCAATCATTCACATTTAAGGGCGGTTTGCGTGGTCGTATTAGTGCAGACAGTAAAGCTGGTAATGATGCGCAGTATTCATACGCAGGAACCATCACGAAGAAGATTGTGCAATTCAACGAGTTTGAAGCTCAAATCCAAAACCAAATCGAAGAAGCAGATAACGATTTTGACCAAAAGGTCGCAAAAATCAAAAAAGATTTTAATGATCAATTCGAACTCGCTAAAGCAAGAGCCGAAGAAATCAAACGTCAAATCTCAAGCGAAATCGACAAGAAGTTTCAGTCGTTCGACAACGCTTCAATCCAAGAAGCTAAGCGTAAGGCCGAAGAAGCCTTGCGAAATGCTGGTGCCAGCAGTTTGCTTGCTCAGGAAGCTAAGAATATTAGCGAGCGAGCAAGAACAGACATTACTAATCTACAAGTATCATCTCAAAATGCTCTCAGCCAGATTGAGGCTTTCAAAACTGAGTATGGTACGAAGTTAAACGAGGTTAAAAGCACTGCAGACGGTATCTTGACCAAGATTGGTACGATTGAGACCTATATCAACAAGGACGGTCAACGACAAGAGAGCTTGCAGCGTTATGCTCGAGATGAGAGCGCTCGTCAAGTGTCTGCGATACGTGAGCAGATATCCAGAGACTATGTTGGTAAATCGACTTATCAAGAGGATGTAAGAGGTCTAGAACGGCGATTTAGTGCAATAAGTACGCAGACGGATAATGATATCGCTACCAAAATAGCTCAATACAAGCAAACGGTTGATAGTCGATTTGCAAGCATTACATCGCAGATTGCTGGTAAGGTCAATCAGACAGACTTCCAACGTGTCAGAGAGACTAGTCAGCTCTATGAGCGGATTATTGGTAGCAACGAGAATGATATCTCGAATAAAGTTGCTCGCATGGCACTGACTAATCAGCTATTTCAAGTGGAAGTCGCTAAAAACATTGGAAGTGATAATAACTTAATTGTCCGCTCTAAGGCGATGGACAGGCATACGCTAGTCAATGAAGGCAATACTAAGCGAGTATTCGTGAATAACGGTATATTTAGCATTAGATGTACTGGTAATTCAGGATATACATTCGCAGGATTCACGCTACCACTCTACATCGATAGAATGGCCAGAGGTGAGACATACACTCTTAATTTTAAGTATCGCATTATGGGACGATTAGACCATAATTTTGTAGTTGTTGCCAAAAATCACGGAACGAATGAAACGGCTATTTCTTCAGATGTAGCCACAAGCTCAACTGCAGTTTCAAGCAGTTGGAAAGAGTTCAACGAAACATATACCATCAGTAGAGATTTTGAATTTGGGAATAGTGATAAATATCCACTCTATTTTTACTTAGCTAAAAATGGCTGGGTTGAAATTAAAGAGATTATGCTCGTTCGTGCTACTCAAACGCACGGATATAAAGCAAGTCAATTTGATGATATGTCCGAAGCTGTTCGCTCGGTTCAAAGTCAGTTAGCCGGCTCGTGGTCTGTTCAGAATATCAACAGCGCAGGCGATTTGATTTCAGGTATCAATCTTGGAGCAAATGGCCACAATCGTATTACTGGTAAGTTGACCCACATAACTGGCGAGACTTTGATTGATAAGGCAGTTATCAAGTCGGCCATGGTTGATAAGTTGACTACAGGTAATTTTGAAGCTGGTTCAGTGACTACAGTTGTTTTGGATGCTGAAGCAGTGACCGCTGACAAAGTGAGAATGGACCAAGCTTTTGCGAACAAGCTTGTAGCAAGTAACATCTTCACAGATACGCTTGCAGCTAAACAGGCCTTTATCAACAAGCTTCGGTCTGTTGTGGTTACTGCTACCTTGCTTGAGGGGTATAAGGGGAAAATCGGTGGATTCCAGATTGGTACTCATGATAAAGACCCGAACTCTTACTGGCTAACTGGTCAAAATCAATTCGCGGTAGGAATGGGTTCAGGTAATGGGCGATGGGGCCAGACTGCCCTTTGGGTTAACTGGGGAAACAACTGGGAGAAGCCAGGCAATTACGCTTGGTATGTCAAAAATAACGGTGAAATGTATTGTTATAATCAAGCTAATTTTTGGAATCGACCTATAGTTCACGGAAACCTTGAAGTAACCGGAAATATTGTATATACGTACGATAAGAATAAAGAAGGTTACTGGATTTCATCACCAAAATACTCAAGAATTGATCCATCTAGCGGTTATTTATATCTTTATTACAGCGGTTCAGGTTACGACTGGATCCCAATGAATAAAGAAATCTCTGACCGTCGATATAAGCGCAATATCGCTGACAGTACAGTCTCAGGTCTTGACATTATCAACAACTTGAAGACGTACAGCTATCGCAAAGAGTACGACGGTAAAACCACAGACATCTCATGCGGTATCATGGCGCAAGATGTCCAGAAGTACGTCCCAGAAGCTTTCTACGAAAATCCAGACGGTGCTTACTCATATCGAACATTTGAACTCGTGCCTTATTTAATTAAGGCCATTCAAGAACTTAATCAAAAATTGGAGAAATTAGCATGAATGAAGCAATCAATCAGCTAGTGTTACAATCGCTAGCGACTAAACTAGCTAAAAGTGAGTTGGAATCGGCTCAAAATGAGGCGTTTTATCAACTTGCAACAAGCGAATTAAAAGCAATGAACGAGGTACTGGAATACGACCCAGCGCTCAAAGAACTATTTGAAGAAACTAAAGCTAAGATGCAAAAAGGAGAATAGAACATGACACAAACTTACGAATTAGCAAATGCCCCTTACTATCGTCAACCTGAGAACGTAACGATTGTTACAATCAAGAAAGAACATGGCCAACGCTATAGCTACGAGCAAGCAGGATTGAATGGCGACCGCACTCACGAAAGTCAAGAGGTGCTTATCCAAGCAGTTTTGGATGTTATTAAGGCTGAACTTGACCCGGCGAGCGCTATTGTTCAAACGCAAGCGAAACTGGAAGAGGCGACACATCAACTTGCTGAAACTAAAGCGAAACAAACCGCTACAGATGAAGCAGTTAAGCATAACCAAGAAGAAACCGACCGGTATGGGAAGATTATCCATGCGGTCGTTTTAAATGCCGTAGCAGGCAAGACAATCGCCTATGGAACCAACTACAAGGAATTGGTAGAGTTGATTCCACTTGCTGAAGTTGGTAAGCATTACATGGCACATGACTTGATTACTATCGAAGACCCTAATCATGCGGAAGTAAACGGCGAAGGCAAACGTGTCTTGGTTCAGCTTAACCGTGAATTTACGTATAATGGCGAACCAGTCAGCGATTTCGCTCGTAACGGTCGTCTTGAACTTGACGGAACAGGCGCAGCATGGAAGTTTGAACCAAAAGAGTAGAGGTGTTAAATGGACATCTTACAGCAAACAGAACATTTCTTCATGAACGTACTACCAGTAGCTTCACCGATTATTATCGCTTGGCTTAGCTACAAACTGCCGAAGAAATCAAAGGAACAAACAGACCAAATCATTTCAGAGTTGAGTGAAGTCAAGAAACAAATCAAAGATGTCCAAGAAACCGCATGCGACAGCAACACCAAAATTGACGAAGTACAAGAGAAACTGAAGTTACACGACGAGGCGCACCTGGTAACTATGAGGATGCGCCTTGACCGTGATATTCGCAGGGCCATCCGTCGTGGGTTTACCACAAAGGATGAGTTCTATGTGGTCGAAAATATGCACAAAAGCTATAAAGCTCTTGGAGGCAATGGCTACATTGACCACTTGTACAACAATTTTGAAGCATTGCAGATTAGGGACGACATCTTAATTGAAGATGAGAAAGGGGCGCAGAATGGTCTATAACACGACAAATCTGGCTCAATTTGACGGCGGCTATCTGATTAAGCAAGGGGACATCTCTTCCACATTTGGTTATGAACTATTAGACGAGGACTTCCAAGCGATACCCTCATTAAATGGACAAGAAGCCCTTGTCACATTGACTTTGGGAAATTCACAATGGTCAAAGAGGGTCACAGTAGAGAATCAAAGCGTGGTGTTTAGTATCACTGATATCTTACCAATCGGTAAGTATCGGCTGGAAATTAACGTAGGTGGATATGTATTTCCGAGCGATAAGACGACACACATCAAGATAGTCGCGTCAGATAAAGAACTGGTAACAAACGAAATCCACGCTCTCAAAGAGTTTGATATCGCAGAAGAGGTTAAGAAGCAACTTGCAGGTAGGTCTGTAGGTAGTGACAGCACAGTAAGTCAGGAATTTCCTGACTTACTTTTTTACTACAATTTAGGAAAGGTGTAGAAATGGACACAACAAAATTAACGGCATTTGCGCAAGCAGTTGGTGTTGACATCAAGGAATTGAAACAACTGTTAAATGGTAAAGTTGACAATGCGACAGTCACACAACTGATTGAACAGGCTAAAACAGCAGTTAAAAATGACATTTTAGGCGAGGGTGTATCTGAGGATTTGAATACCCTCAAAGAGATTGCTGAGAAAATCGCTAGCATGAGCGGAAGTACTGAAAGCGCAGTTGTTCAAAAGATTTCAGATTTAGGCACACGACTTGACTCTTTTGCAAATCTCGACCTGGTTGCAACGTATAATGCAGCGAAAGCGTGATTGCTATGAATAACCTTGAAAATCTAGCAACGGAAATCGGTAAGGATATCAAGGATATCAGGACACGTTTTGCAACCAAGGAAGAAATGCATGAAGCAACTGAGATAGACTATTCTCAGATTGTAACGCATGAAGAATTGGAGGGCAAGCATTATTTAACACAACATCAATCGCTTGCTGATTATGCTAAAAAGAGTGAGATTGTAAAACCTCAGCTGACATTAACAGGTAATGATTTAAGTATCACAGGAGGCAACAGGGTCACTCTACCGCTACCAGAGAACGTAGGCCATGAAATCCGTGGTACAGGCTCACCAGAAGGTCGCATCACTGCCGAAATCGGCACGACATATGTAGATGTCAATGTGACGAACGGCGCTCTTAAATGGATTAAAGAAAAAGGTAGTAGCAACACAGGTTGGCGTGTCTTGATTGGAGATACAGGTTGGAGAACGCTTAACACGGTTTCGAAACTTACTGTAGGTAGTCGAACATCGTTTATCAAAATTAGGCGTGTTAATAACTTAGTTTCTTATAACTTCGGAGGTTTGGATTGGGGATGGTTCGGAATTATTCGCAGAAATGGGCCGGGATTCGTTCGTCACCATAGCACTGGAGATCGAGGCGTAAAAGTGCTAAATCCTGGAAACATTCCAGAAGGTTTTAGAAGTGAAAGCTCTTTAATCGGAAGTATCTATAGCGATTCAGGAAAACCGTATGGAATCTGGTATTTGGGTGGAAAGAGTGACGCAAACTATATCCAGTTCAGTTTCAACGATGTCATCCCAACCGACCGAGACATCGGAGATATCCGTGTAAGTGCCGTCTCGTATATAACTGACGAACCGTGGCCAACAACATTGCCATAAAAGAAAGGAAAATAACAAATGATTAACTGGAAATTACGACTACAAAATAAAGTGACGCTCATTGCATTGTTTGGTGCTGTCTTTTTGATGGCTCAACAATTCGGTTTGGATATTCCGAAAAATATCCAAGACGGCGTGAATACGTTCGTGTATATCCTTGTATTGCTGGGTGTGGTAAACGATCCGACTACGAGCGGTATCACTGACAGCAAGCAAGCGCTTGAATATGAAAATCCGAAGGAGGATTAAGAATGGATATTGATACAAGTAGATATAGAGAGGGATTACCTCAAATCGGTTACGCTCCTTATCGACAAATTCACGCTCATTCAACTGGAAATAAAAACTCAACTGCTCAGAATGAAGCAGATTACCACATGCGCAGACCTGTTGAATCAGGCTTCTTCTCTCACGTTGTGGGGAATGGCAGAGTCATGCAAGTAGGTCCTGTAAACAATGGGTCTTACGATGTAGGTGGCGGGTGGAATTATGAATCTTACGCAGCAGTCGAGCTGATCGAAAGTCATTCTACCAAAGAAGAGTTTATGGAAGATTACCGCCTGTACATTGAATTACTACGAAATCTAGCAGATGAAGCAGGTCTTCCTAAAACGTTAGATTCGGACTCATTGGAAGGTATTAAATCGCACGAATACTGCACCAACAATCAACCTAATAATTATAGCGACCACGTTGACCCATATCCTTATCTAGCAAGTTGGGGAATTAGTAGAGAACAATTCAAGCATGATATTGAGAACGGCCTCTATGTAGAAGCGGGTTGGAAACAAAATACTACTGGCTACTGGTACGTACACTCAGACGGTTCTTATCCAAAAGATAAGTTTGAGAAGGTCAACGGAACTTGGTACTACTTTGACGACTCAGGCTATATGCTCGCAGAACGCTGGAAGAAGCACACAGACGGCAACTGGTACCGGTTTGACCAATCAGGCGCCATGGCGACAGGTTGGAAGAAAATTGCTGACAAGTGGTACTATTTCAATGAAAAAGGCGCAATGCAGACTGGTTGGGTCAAGTATAAAGATACTTGGTATTACCTTGACAGCAAGGACGGGAACATGGTATCAAATGCTTTTATCCAGTCAGCTGATAAAAAAGGCTGGTACTACCTCAAACCAGACGGCAGCATGGCAGATAAGCCAGAGTTTACTGTTGAGCCTAACGGGCTCATTACTACAAAATAAATAGAAAGGAAACTTTCTAAAATGTTCTTTCACCGCAGGCTCAGGCTTGCGGTTTTTTTGTTTGCCCAAAAATACGCTTGATAATCGCTTGAAATTCCTGAAAAACCTTTATAAATATAGGGTTAGGAGTGTTCTTTTTCGCTTGAATATCTTTATTTTGCTCTGAAAGTAGAAAAATAGTGATTTTTCACTGCTTTTTTTATTTTTTCTACGAATAGATAAGTAGGAGGATAAAAAAATGAAAATCTTAAATATTGAACTAACAAGCATTGATAAAACTGATTTAGGTTTTGAACACTGGATAGATGTGACTTATAGACTGCCATTTTTAAAAAATGAGTACACAGTAAAACTACTGATTTTATTGGACTTCAAAGTGGAAGATAAAGAGTTGTTGGACTACCTAGTAATGAGCTGGAAATATCGTGATATCGTAGGACATTCAACTATGATGTACCAGATTGAAAGGGGCAAAAAAGGGGCATAATTCAAGTAGATTTTAATACAGGATTGAGCTGTGATGTTAGCCATTTTTTTCGATGGATACAAAAAAGGATACAACAAATCGCTCAGCCTCTGTTATAATAAGATTTCTAAGACTCCCACCGGCTCCATTATTATTTTGCATTCCTTTCTAAAACGTTGTACTTACAGCGTTTTTTATTTTGTTCTTTGGTATTCCTTGGTATTCTTTTTTACAAAAAGGATACAATTTTCAGTTGTATCCTAAATATTAAAGCAAGTCCTGAATTTTCTTAAGTTTTTATCATATTTTCTGTTATAATTAAGGTGCCTTAAGAAAAATATTAAGGTGCCTTAAGAAAAATAATGAAAAAACTAAATGTTTTTCATATAGTTTTCATTG